CTTTATTATTCAACTCAAGAAACAATACTTCCTTAGTAGGAGTATTGTTATACTTCTGTACATACTCAGAAATTAATTTATATACAACTTTATCAGATTGATTTTGAAAATACTCATCCTTAAGAAAAGGTAGAACCTTTCTTGCAAATGCTTCATTGTAAATTAAATGTGACAGTATTGTCTTTTCAATCATTTATTAAAACTTTCGATAACAGATTTTCTGCCATCTTGTTGGTATTGGTTATCAAATATAAGAATGACTTTACGAAGCATACCTACTGCAAGTAGCAGTAGGTCGTTCTGATCATCACACATCATAATTTGTGTTTCGATAGGAAGCATAAGACGTTCAATACGTCTTTCCATTTGTTCGTTATTCATCGTTAGAAACTAAACTTCCTGTTGTCAATGCATACTTGTTTTTAATCCAGGTAGCAAAGTCTGTCTTAGAGAACAACTCTTTCCAGATCGCACCATTATCTTCAATGTCAGCAGCTCTCATCTTCTGACCACTTACTTCACCAGTAGTACGATCTACAAGTTGATACCAACCATTAGATGGCTTAACAACAAACCCACCTTCTAATGCAAGGTCGAGAAGACCTGACCATTTCTTGATACCACCTTCAAATGATACTGTAACAGGAATCTTAGCCTTCTCCTTGACATAACGAGACTTCTCAACGTTGATGATAAAGTGATAACCATTGATACCATCGGAATCTTTATCTTGCTGACGACCAAGAATCCAGATGTTATCAGCTGAGTAGTAGATACCAGTACCACCACCAACAATTGCTTTGGGATACATTCCAATTTCCATGTATGTGTGGTTAACAACAATCAATGGAATGTCTTTAATTGTAAGGTGAGGAGTTACCATGCGGAACAAAGACTTAAGGCTCTTTGCACGAGACATATCAGCAACTGACTTCTCGTTCATTGTATCTTCTACTTCTTTCTTAGAAGCGAGGTTACCTACAGAGTCAATAACAACAACAACTTTATCGTTACGAGTAATTTCATTTAACTGTTTCATAACATCAAACTTAAGTTGTTCGATGTCAGTGATTGGTGTGTGGACTACACGATCCATATCAATGTTAAATGCATCAAAGTAACTCTTTGGTGTACCAAACTCTGAATCATAGAAAAGAAGGACACTATCTGGATACTGTTTCATGTAAGCCGCTGCCATAAGGAGAGAAAAGGCAGATTTAAAATGCTTAGATGGTCCAGCAAGAACAGTAAGTCCTGGTGTCAAGCCTCCATCGACAGTACCAGATAGTGCTACGTTCACCATTGGAACGTGAGTAGGAACCATATCTTTCTTACCATAGATCTTTGACTCGGTAATAACAGATGTATCTTCAATAGTGGAATTTTTAATTAAGCGGTTAATAAGTGACATAATATATCCTTGTGTTCAACTCTTTAATACATTGTCTAACTTTTTAATAAATTCGTCAATCTTTTTTTCACGGTCAGGCCAAACAATATTTGGCTTGTCAGGATTCTTCTTAAGATTATTAAGTAGTGGCATAATCATTTTATACATTGTTTCAGCTTTGGTTTGAGCTGCAACAGCTTGTTGTTCTTTTTCTGTAACTGCATCAGTTAGATCGTCACTAAAATCAAAGCCAAAATCAAAATCTGTATCAAACTCCAATGGATTTTTAGTAGCCATGTTATCTCCTTAAGCAAAAAAATCTTCTAATGTAGCTTTCTTTTCAACCTGCCAACCAATAGCATCTAGAATTGTTTTAATAGGTTCCACGAAAGCCTTTTCGTATTGTGTATCGTAATCTATGTATTGATCCATGCCAAGTTGTCTAGGCAATGCACTCTGACAAGCAAACACATTCTCTCTAGATGGATTTGGCATTCTCATATAACAGAACTTGATCTTGTCACCATCTTGTATCATAGGAAATCTTTGATCGAGTTTATTCTTCTTGAGCATATCGTTGTATAGCAATGCAGCTCTAACATGAATAGGAAGTGACTTTTGACCAAGTACATAATTCCTATTATAGATTGCATCACCTTCTTTGACGGCGTATGTCAGCTTAACGCCTCTTGGAAATGCAACTTCTTCAAACTGAAGTTTGGAAAACTCATTACGAAAGTTTTGTATAAACTCGATTGTAGCTTGCTCAGTCTCATTCATGATAACCTTAATACACTTCTTAATGTTTTCACGACAGGCAGCTGGAGTTGATGAACGAACAGCTTCAATACCCATCATCTTTAGTTTAGGTTCCGAGTACTGAACACCTTCGTTATTCCATACGTTGAGAATATATCGCTTCTTAGCAGTCCAGATGCCTTTATTAGCGATAGCTTCTCGCTTCATCTTCATTTTTTGGTCGTAGGCATTAACATATCCGCTAAGCTGTTCGTAACACGACTCAATAAAAGGTTCAATGCGATCTTCGCATGCACGGTCCAGGAATTTGACGATTGGTTCAATTGCATCGCCCTCGTCAAAAAATTGATTGACCAAAGCGTCAAGCGTGATGTACATAGAATCCGTATCGCAAGCAATGACATAATCTTTGTCCTTAGTCTTAAATAATTTGTTTAGATATTTGTTCATCTCTCTTTCCATCCATTTAATAGAAAGTTGTCCAGAGAGTGTAATTGATTCTGCTAGCTTAGGATCAAACCATCTAAAGTATTCGTTTGATAATGCTCCATAAGCTGAGTTAAGTTGAATCTTCTTAGCTAGCTGCATGTTATGATTTTGTGCAATAGCTTTTTCTGTATCCGATGTAGGATTCTTCTCGTGTTGTTGTTTAGCTTCAATCATTCTCTTTTTATATACAACACGATCATCGTACATCTTCTGCATCAGTTTGGGTAGAAAGCCTTGATAATCTTTGTCAAACATACAGCCACTAGCAGCACAAGTAACGTTGGAAGATAGAAGCTGATTACGTACAGAAGGTTCATTGAGATAACCATTCAATATTTTTTCAATACCCTCTTCACCATTGATAGCAGAAATATGTCCCACATATGTTTCCGGTGAAACATTATATTGCATAATCAAGTGAGGGTAGAGAGAGTTTAAGTCAAACGAAACAACCCACTTATGCATACCAACTTGAGGATCCTTAACATAAGCACCGATAATCTGTCTTTCTTTTTCGGTGAACTTAAGTTGAGGAACAACAATGTTCTGACTGAGCAGGTAGTTATGGATAATAACATCCCACATTCTCACAGAGGTGAACGTATCTTGATAGTTCACCTTACCATCATAAGCAATAGCAAATACCTGCTCAATCAGTTTCAGTTTATCATCTAAACGATTAACAAGGTCAACGTCTCGAATATTATACTCGATGAATAGCTGGTAGTTCTTTTTGTAAAGATCAAAGAGACTTTCGTATTCGGAGTAATCGAGTTTACGTTCACCTAGTTCAATATTAGCAATGTGGTCTAGACGATAAGATTCTTGCATTGTAAAAGAAAACTTACGATACAATTGCATATAATCAAGAATAGTAATCCCTGTTGGAACATACACTTGATTATCTTTTCCCGCAATAGTAATAGTTCTTTCTTCTAATAATTCCCATGGCGACAACTTCTTTGCCATCGCATCTCCAAGCACACGCTTGATTCTATTAATAATGTATGGAATATCGAAGAACTCTACGTTCCATCCTGTGACAACGTCTGGAGAGAAAGACTTTGCACGCCATACATCCAAGAACTTAAGAAGTAGTTCTGCTTCATCTCTGCACTTAATATATTTTACTTTAGGATCATCTGTAGTAAACTCACCACAACCAAGAACAACATACAGGTCATCCTTTTTCATTGTAATAGCAGTGATCTCTTTATCTGCAGTTTGAATATTAGGAAACCCTTGATCGGCTGCAACTTCGATATCAATATTAACTATAGATACAAGTCTAGGATCATAATCAATGTCACCGGGATAATAGTCATTGATAAATGGATAAACGAAGTTTGTAAATCCATAGTAAGTAAATCCTTCAACATCAGAGTAACGTTTAATAAAGTCACGAGCAGCAGAAGGCGAATTAAATTCCACTTTGTCAACTTGTTTACCTTTCAGATTACGATAAGGTGAGTTGGGGTGTTTGGAATGAATAAACAGATATGGCTTGCATGGTATAGTATATTGGACACGTTGACCATCTTCGTAGCCACGTAGCAAAATGTCATTACGGTAGAGAGAAACGTTTGTGTAAAATTTACTCAAAGAATTTATCCAATGTTGTAGGAGGAACGTCATCTGGCTCTGGCGGATAACGTTGGTACAATGGTTTCATTATACTATATTCTTTTGCATTATCCATCGTATACTTAACAATGTCAAGAGCATCTTGCAAGCGACAATCTCTCACATCCTTGATTGGCTTGCCAAATACACCTTCAAGAACTGAATACATATGAGCTACTGCAATTCGACCATTAGGATGGGAATCAAGAGGTGGCAATAGCTGTTGCATCCTTGGAGCATACTCCTGGATTTGTTTACGTATAATATCTCTGTTGTACTTGTTCATTCTATTATCATAGAACGATTGTAAAATTAAATCAATGTTTTTTATGCATGTTTATAAACCAATGAGCAAGTTGTTTTGCTCTTGGTGATGCAGAATCGGAGGATCTAATCTTTTTAAGTTGGGAAATGGACTTTCCTTTGAGACCATGACGAGCCATGTCACCCTTATCTTGAGGGTTCTTGCCATCCATAAAGTTCTCATAAAATTGTTTAAATGTATCCATGTTATATTTATAAAGAAAGGGGGCCGTAGCCCCCTTGGTATTACTTGTATGATGGGTTATAATATTTGAAGGCTTCTTTCCAGAAAGATGAGTAGAGATCATCACTCATCTTTGTCTGCATAGCCTTAAACGCTTTACCATTATAAAGTTGTTCTGTAATCTTTGCAAGTTCACTGGTAATGACACCAACTGCACTTACAGTTGCCTTAACTGCTTCTTTTGTATATGCAGTCTGTGCATCTACGAAACCATTAAGACTTTCAGCAATAACTGGATTAGTTACTACTGATTTGACTACAGCTTTCTTTGTGCTTTGTACTGTATCAATAAATGTGTTAAGTTCTTCCATCATTTTGCTCCTGTATTGATAAAAATCAATTCATCTACTGTATATGGCCACATGGTATTCTCCTTATGTATGTTTAAAGAAAAGGTGACCGATGACAGCTGTCACTAAAAGAGTTACAGCATCTATCATAGATGAGATCTTACTACATCATAGATCATTGATCTGTGAATGCCAATATCAGCGAGTTCTTTATCTGAAAGAGCACTTAGTTCACGAACAGTTTTTCTCATCTTCGCTTGACGTTTAAGCCAGCGAGATACCTTTTTTCCTATTGATTTCATATTACTTTACTTTCTTATCTTCTGTTAGAAGTTGCTTTGTATCAACAACCTTGCTCTCAGTAGCAGTATCAGTAATATCAATCTTCTTAGGCTTCTTTGAATCAGGGATGATGTTCTCGAGCCAAATT